CAAAGTGATGCGTAATCGTAATCACTAAGGACGCTGAAGTCCTTTGTACCTACGGCAGGTCTAAACCTACGCTCGAAAGGCATAGGGTGGGACAGCTGATGAGCTGTATCTCCACCCGTAAACCCTTTACCGTGTTTTACCTTCTTGGCAGCGTCGTAGTTTTTGAAGCTGAAGCTATCGCCGGAGGAGCGCTTAGCCACGGATCAATAAAAACCGCCCTGTGCGAACACAGTAATACCGGAAGGACTTAAACCGCCAGAGATAGCAGAAGGACCATTACCGAGATAACCAATACAAAGAATGTATCCTTTCTCTAAGTATAAGCCTTCGCCTTTGCCGATTTGAATAGGAGCGATTAGTCCGGTGTCGCCGACTTGTGGAACAGGAGCATTAACACCGAAAAGCTGGACAGGAAGAGGGTAGCCAAAAGTCGTGCCGCTTAAGCCAACTTCGAACCTACCAATCATCAAAGCAGCCGACGTAGACGGAGCTGATTGATTAGGAGCAAAAACGTACAGGCCGATATCACAAGTACGAACACCACCGTCGTTAGGGTAGTCTTCGTTAGAAATAATCGTAATGTCTTCAACCAGAGCCGCATCTTCAGACGGAAGATCACCCACGCGGACTAACTGAATCAGATCAGTCAAGTTTGGGTTAGTAGGGTCGCAGGTTTGAGTGCTGCTGTTGATCTTCGCTCCACGTAAAAAGGGGCGATCAATCAAGCAAGGAGCTTTGTTAGTGCTTGTGGAGCTCATAGTGTTACTCAGCCTATGGAGTTGAAGTATGAAACGGGAGTTTTAAGATCCTCCCTGAACTTATCGAGAGTAGGCATATCTTTAACTACTGGATACGACTCCCCTCTCATAGAATCATTATTTTTGTTTTCAGACTCTTTTCTAAGCTCTTCTGTAGCCTTAGCAATTAGATCAGCAAACTCTTTGGCGGAAGCCATACGTCTCTGTTCGCTTTCGTACTTAGCCAAAGGACTAAAAGGATTGTAAGCAGGAGGTCTACCTATGGCAGTACCAATGCTATTAGCCAGAGAAGCCACGCCGTAACCAAAGTCGCCGATAGCTTTCATATTCTCCGGGCTAAACAACCCAGCTAAACGAAAGCCGCCTGAGGAGCCTGTGCTAGAGGGAGTGACGGACGGAGCGCTTGCGTAAGAAGCAGGATCAAAAGAGAACGGTTCACCGCTGTAGCTAAAAGCAGTCTCAGGAGAAAACCCACCGATAGAGCCAGCGAATGTACCTGGCTCTAAAACTGTATCGTAGGAGTAGGAAGATGCGAAATCTCCAGGATACATCTCACCCCAGCTAGGGCCAGAGTAAGTAGAGCTACTGTCAAAATAAGAGGGGGACGTGTAGCTACTCATGATCAACCAGCGTAGCCGAGAGAACGAACAACGCCAGCCATGGCGTTAGTACCAGGAGACGGGAAGTCGCCATACATAGGACGACCGCCATACATTTTCATCATCTCCTCTTCGATTGCTGTATCACCGCCCGGGAACTCGAAGGCTTTTCTAGTCTGTATCGTACTCACAGGAGGCGCTGAGATGCCGATGCTGGGTCTAGCCACGGCGGCCTGACCTACCTCAGAACCCTGCCTGGAGCCGATTAAGTTGTTTACGGGATTACTGCCGTACTCAGAAACTACCTCTTGAGTTTGAACTTGCGGCATCTGCTGAGACAGCTCGTAAGCCAAAGGCTTGTTAGCTGTGGCCCAAGCACCTAAAGTATTCGGGTCCGCAAATCTCTCATCACGTTGAATCAACTGCTCCATAATGTTCTCTAAAACATCAGGTTGATTCGCGTAATCACGTCTAGCGCTGTAGTAATCTACTGCCCTTTCAAAATTACGATCGGGAGCGTACACAGCAGCTGCTAAAGCGTTCTGTTTTGCCTGTTCGTAATCGCTACGGCTATCGTCTGAGACTTGTATCACGGAGCCGGAGCCAGCTTGCCCTGTGGTAGCAGATCTGCGGCTGCTAGCAGGAGCAGGAGAGGTTTCTCTCCTGTCAAGATTGCGAGTAGCTGGCGTAGGGTTTCCAAGGCCGCTAAAATCTATCAGTCTCGATACAGCCGCAGGGTCAAAACCGCCGTCAGGTCTAACAGGAACCTTTACTGTATTTCCGTCTTGCAAACGAAATAAAGCTACTCCACCACCCATCCCGAGAAGGGTGGCCCCTGCACCTGCAAGAGCTCTGACATTCAAAACGCCACCCGGAGAGACAGGTGGGCCCACGGGAGGGCGTCCGATAGGAACAAGAGCACCGTTAACAGGAATTAGAAAATCACCTTGTCTTTTAATAGGAAGTGGCGTAGAAGGGCCACTTAAATTAGGGTTGTAGACCTGACCACCCATTCGACGACCTGTCATGGGATTGACATCAGGAACTCCGGCGGGATAACGGAGTTTTACTATCCCAGAACCAGTACCCTCAGGGAGTAACGATTGCTGCCTTGTTGTTGAACCAGGAGGAAGAAAACCTTCAGGGCGTCTCGGTTGCACTGGGGGAAGAGATTTTCCTCTGCCACCCCTAACCATACGCATCACGGCGCCGACAACTTCAGAACCATATTTTTTCGCAAGCTCACTAAGCGCTTCTCTTTTTGGAGACACTAAACTTACCTTACGACTAGCCTATAGAAATTATACTGCTTACCTCCAGTTAGTCGCAAAATAAATTCTGTCGGCCCGAGACATAGTAGGAGCTCCAGGTAGTGCTTGAACATAACTGGCACCACTACGCTCAAACCTATATCTATTAACCATAGGATTCTTGTAGTTAGCTACATAAAGCATCTGAGCTAACCTATCTGTCTCATAAATATAGTTTTCTCTCCATATCTTAGCTGTTTCTTGTTTATCTTGAACACTGATAGAACGGTTAACGTCACCTAAGATAATTTCCTGACGGCTCGTTCCTCTACCACCGGCAAGCTCGGATATCCTCTCTGCCTCTTCACACCTCTCAATCTGCTGAACTATTTTGTCGTAGTAATACTGACTAGGGATACTCGTACAAGCTAATTGAAGCCTTGAGTAATCACCAGCAGGTACAGTAGCTACATTATACCCTAGGTGATACGTTACACGACTGAAGTTAAAATCATCGAGTTTGAAGCCAAAAACCTGACCTGGGTTGCGACCAATCTGGTTTAAAGCCGCATAAACAATTTCACGCTTGGTCCGATCGGTGGTGGTCGGCTGCGTTACAACACCCTGCTGAGCTAGATAGCTATAAATTTGCTCCAGTTCTTGAACGCTAAGCTCCGCCACGGTTGTCTCCTTTTAACTAAGTCTAATCAATGCCAAGAAGCAAAAAAGTACAGATCGTCATACCTAGCCGGATCTACAGGTCCCGGTAGGCTTTGAATAAAATCCCCCTCCGTGGCAACAAACCTGGACTCAGCAATTACAGGATCTTTATAATTAACTACGTGTAACATAGCAGATAACCTGTCACACTCGTATAAATAATTCTCACGCCATACTCTCATCATCTTTCTATTATCCTGTATCGTAATTGTTCTATTTAAATCAGCTCCAAATATAACTTCTTGCTGGCTGGCTCCTCTGTCAGAAGCTAGTTCTGTATAAATCTCAGCGGTGTTACACCGTTCAATCTGATTCAGGATCTTAGTGTAATAAAAGTCACTGGGTATGTTATTACAAGCTTCTAAAAGCCTAGCATAATCTGCAGGGCTCACAGCAGAGATGTTGTAATTTAAATGGTAACAAACACGCTCAAAGTTATAGTCATCTAGAGCTGAAACTTTTAGCTGCGGCACGCTGCGGAACAGCGAGTTAACAGCCGCGTAAATTGTATCTAGACGGGCAGAGTCTGTGAAACTGCCGACGAAGATAGCCCCCTGCTCGCGTAGATAGCGCTCAATCTGCGCAAGTTCTTCAGTTAGAAGTTGCGCCACGGGCAAAGGGGTATCTACTTTTATTCTAAATCAGTGAAAACTATTTCACTCGACGTAGGCAATATCGCCTTCCAGGACCGTATCCCAATCGATATTAGAAATCGACTTCAGTTGATCCAGCTTACTGAAGCGCTCACCAGGCATCGACTGCTGAAGCTCTTTAATCTCGATAGCAGTTTTCATCCCGATACCTTTCAGAACTTGGGTCAACAGCTCGGGGGTTGCCGAGTTGATGTTGACCCGGTTCATGGCGGGCACCTCGGGCCGAACTATTTGCCGACCACGCCTCCGCTTAACTTGTTTTTCGCCAGAATTCTCCTCGATATCTTTTTGAGCAATCTGGTTCTTATGTGCAAAGAACACCTTCCCAGTAGTAAGGGATTTCACCATAAAATACTCACCGTCATCGTGAGTACTGATCACAGAGACTTTAACGCCATTAGGCGTGTAGGTATACTCCTGACTGGCGGCGACTGTCATTATGAAAACATTGACTGACAACAGTATAGCCCCAGGCACAAAAAAACCCCCTCGAAGTGAGGGGGTCTGGAACTAACCTTCTGAATTAAATCAGGAAGGAGAGGTGGATGTGTACACGCTGGATTCCACGATGCCGGCAGGCTGCAGCACGATATCGCTGCGCTTGGGCGGTTGATCGGGAACGAGCCAGCACACTTCGCAAAGGGCGAGGGCTTTGTCCTTACCGCTCAGCTTGCCAACGCCAGCGCGGGGATCGTAGATACCCGAAGCTTGGCCGAGGCCGGAAGCAGCGGCGCCGCCCAGGTTACCCACGGTGGCCAGAGCGTACTCTGTCTCCGCAGTAACTTTGTGCATGTTGGCGCTGTTCCAGGCGTTGCTGGAATTGAACGAGCCGTTTTCGATGCGGCTGTTCGAACCAACGACGGTGGCGTAGAAACCGCTAGCGCTGGGGGTGGTGGTCAGACCAACGCCCAGGCCAGGGCCGAGGCCGAGTTGAGGAGTAGCGCTGCCACCGGCAACACCGCTGCTCACCACGTCGCCGCCATCGACACGCAGACCCACACGGTACACATAAGCGCCGGAAGGCACTGTGATACCAGTGGTAATGTCGGCGCGAACGTCCTTGTGATAATCCGGGGACGGAATGATCACAGTGCCGTTGGTGAACTCCTTATTAGAAGCACCGCCGGAAGCGTACGGAGTTGTGTAATACTCCAGCTGGTTGACCGAACCGAGGGCCTGATAAGACAGGTCCACGTAGCCAACAGCTTGCTGAGCGATCCAACCGGGGCGGAAGACCACGCCGACAGGGCCGCCGATGGGCTGATTCGTCAGAGTTTCGGCGTAGCCGTTCTCGTTGTTGAAATCAACCGACTTGGTTTCGTGCCAGTACTTCAGCACGTTGGTGTAGTTACCAGGATAGATCTTGGTAACTGCGATCTGGTTAGCGTTGATTGCCATCGTTAATACCTCCTATCAAGCGTTAAAGGAGTATGCGATGGTGGCGAAATCTGCGTTCAGGAGTTCGAAACCTGCGTACAGGCTCCAAATCATCATGATGAAACGCGAGAAATCGTCATTGTTGTTCAGGAGCACCTGAGCGTTGTTACCGCCGATACCGACGCCAACACTCTGGGGACCGAAGAACATACCGATGGCAGTCTCGTACGAAGCGCTAGTAGAAGCGATCGTAGCAGTCTGATTCTGCGAGGGCATGTTGGTGCTCTCGAAGAACCGCACACCCTCGAAGACAAAGCCCGTGGGCATAATCGGCTCACCAGCCACGAAGGTGGCTTGACCGAAGCCCTGACCCATGTAGATAGCAGCGTTGGGCTGCATCGAAGACATGAGAGGGTTGATCTGACCGTTGCCAGGATAGCGAGCAACTTCACGGAAGTCGCTGTTCTGACGCAGGTGCATCAGGAAAGTAGGATCGCACACACAGCGATAGAAACCATCCTGATAGGTCGGGACGTTTCTCTTGCGCATGGACTTAACCACGCGGAGAAGATCGTCCTTAACGTCGAACTTAGCTTGCTCGGCGTTAGTGTAGGTCAGTGCGCCAACGGCAAGATCGCCAGGGTAGTAATAACCACCTTGGGAGTCCGAAGACTGACCCTTAGAAACAGCTTTCAGGAGTTCGTTAATGAACACCCGGTC